TAACTACGTTTAACTTCTGTGCCTCTTATTATAACACTTTGATAGCCTGCATTGCAAGTCCAATCTGTAAATTTATTAAATCCAAAAGCATTAAATCTTTCTGCTTGATCGAATAGGTATTCAGTATTATTATCATACAATGCAATTTGATAAATGTCTTCACCATTAGATCTTTGAGGAAATCCAGTTTGCATTTTATGCATCATGTCTTCAGTGTATCCGTTAACAATGCAACTGGCAGTTGGATCACTTTGCGGTTTAAGTGTTACATTAATACCTCGTTTGTGCAATCGTTCCATTCTATCATAAAGTTCATAAAACTTTTCGGGAACCATAACTTGATTGACAGTGACATGTACGAGTTCATACTGTAACTGTAAGCACTTGTCGCCAAACTCTTGCTCTTTAGCAAACTCATCGTGGAAACTAGCCGTTATACTACGGCGTTGTAACATATCTGTATTCTTGCACCAAGTGTTCCACCATTTCGATCCCGGACTTAGATTAGTAGTCATATGGATACTTTGATAACTACTTTCTGTTTCGTCTAGATGTTTTACTAGATCAAGTAACTGTTTATAAGCAGTAGGTTCGCCGCCGCTGAATGACCAATGAAACTGATTAAATCCGTTAGTCCGTGCTTGACGCTTAATATCGTCTATTGTAGATCTATATATTTCAATAGGTTGATGGTCAATTCTATCACTGCGGGCATAGGGCCAACAATAACTACAGTTGTAATTACAAAAACGTCCCAGTATCCAACTAGTGTTGAATAAGGGACGATCCAGCATAGTTCGCTGTCCGAACTTAACTATTTTTTGAAACGGGATATCTTGAAAAGAATTCATGCAACCACTTAAAATCATTTATTTTACTTAAGGCTTCTATATCGCCTGCTTTTTGCATTCCATACATTTTGCCATCTTCTGCGCCAAGGAATGCCCAATCATTAAACTGTCGTTTGTCAATATAAGTACACCATGTCATTAATCGTACTTCTGTTTCTTGATCCACTTGTCCATCAATTACTTTAGAAGCAAGTTTTACACATTCTCTAAATGCACTCTTCCATGTATTGAAAGGATCTGTATTAAATGCAGTAACATTGGATACTTGTTCCATGGCTTTAAATTTTGTGCTGATACTAGTGGTCATATCTGGCTTTGTAACATCCATGTCTAATGTTAACTTGCGGGGTAGTAATTTAACTCCTCCATAACCATATTCTAGATCATTAATAGGATTGCGGCTGCGCCAAACATGTACAACATCTAAATCGTATTCGCTAACCTCGTGGTCAAAGTTAAAGTCGTCCATGATTTCTGCATCACCGTCTACTACCCAAAACATTTTTGTAAAACATTTCTTTGCGGCAGCAATGTGTGCTTGATGAATTCCTTTAACATCTTTGACACGTTTAGCCAGAGGGAAACGCTTTTTAAGACGTTCCCAATTTTCTTCTGCATTAGGTTCTCCGTAACTAATAAAAACGATATCGTACATTAGTGCCACTCCACTTCTGGAAACATTGTAATTGTTTTAATTTCTGTTGTATGGGGAACTTCAGCAATATGAAATACTGCATCTGCGACTATATCAGGATCTAATGCATCTTCTGCCTTGCCACATGGATACGGATTTTGTTCGTTCCATAACGTAGTATTAATCCCGCCAGGATGAATGCTAGATACTTTAATCTTACGTTCACGTAATTCTTGGCCGATAATGCCGGCGAAACTTCTTAGTGCGGCTTTACTTGCACAATACAAACTTTGATTTTGTATTTCTCTAAGTCCAGCAACACTGTTAATAAAAACAATTCTACTGCCTGCTTGCATAGACTTTAAGGCTTCCATGGTCACATACATTGTGCCTTTAATATTTGTATCTACAATAGTGCAGATATCAATATAATCAACAGTATCAAATGATCCGCCGTAGAAGGCTGCACTATTGTTCACTAATAAATCAATATTGGTTTTAGTTTTACGTATTGTATCAAATGCAGAAAAAACTTGACTCATATTGGCAATGTCTGCTGTGTAGTGCGTATAGTTTTTTAATTCAAGGGGTGCTGTACGACCTATACCTACTACATGCCATCCTGCATTAATGAACTTCTTAGCCGTGGCTAATCCTAATCCTCTGCTTGTTCCTGTAATAACCACTGTTTTCATTGTAAACTTTTTAACCTCTGTGTTGCTTGTTGGATTTCACTGTAAGTAACATCGTTGATGATTTCACAATATCCTACACTAATAGGTATTGGCAAATATTGATTACCATTTCTATGATTCATTACGTCGTTTAAACCACTCCATAGTAAATCGACATTGTAAAAATCTTCGTGTTCTGTAGCAAGACCACAATTTTTAATCACTGTAAAAATACGTTCTAAATCTTCGTTGGACAACAATCCTCTAAGGTTGCTAATACAACTGCTTAACAAACAGTCTAGAATAACTGCTTCACCGTGTAATAGGTTAGGCACATTTTTCATTTCAACTACTGGACTAAAACTATGTCCAAAGTCTACTGGTCGTTTTAAATTTCGTTCCCACAAATTATCATTTAATTCCTGCGTCATACCGGTGATGGCTCGATCAATAATTTGATCTGCCAAAACATGATTCTGAAATTTTTGTGTTAACAACTGCTGTGGCGCTAGTTCCATCATCTCAAAAAGACGGGAATCTAGCACAATTGCCAACTTCAATATTTCTGCCATACCGTTGGAGATTTCCCTACGGTCTTGTGTTTTTATAAAACTTGTATCGATAAGAGTCTGCACAGGAGGATAAAAACTACCAATGCGATTCCTACGACCAAAGTGATTGATACTGGTCTTAGCACCTACACTTGCATCGACTATGGCTAGCAATGTTGTAGGGATTCTAACATAAGGAATTCCCCTACGATAGATACTGCAACAAAATCCTACTAAATCTAATAGGACGCCGCCACCTATCGCAATAATAGGTTCGCTTCTACGAAGAACATTTTTTTCTTCAAAAAATGCAAGAACACGTTCTGCATTTTTCCAGTGTTTTTCGGCTTCGGTGGATTCAATAATTAATAATTCCACACCCTCTGGAATTCTTTCCTTGTATAGATTATACACTATTTGATCGACAATTGCAATACGACGTTGACCCGGAATTACCCAAAAGTCTAGAGCATCGGAAACTTTGTTAATTTCAAATTCAACAGGAAGATTAGTTTTTACACGCCAAGTCATAGTAATCTATTTACTAGACTACAGGCGTGGGCATAAAAAAACTTGGCTGCTTCTATGTTGTCTGCATGACATTTAAAGGGCAACATCCTAAAGAATTGCGTTGCTTCAAATAGTTTTACCAATTTATAATGATTTGAATATCTATATTTTAATTCATCATTGAACAACTCGTTAAAGTATATAAGATTTTCTGGAACTGCGTCTATGGAAAAATCTGTTACATTACCGTTAACTTTTAAAACGCCGTCATTAAGCAACCCGTATAAACTATTGCTACATTGGAGTACTTGACTGTAATCCATAAATTGGCTGTCAACTATTCCTTCTTCATACAAATCTATAAAAACTATTTTATCAGTGTTTGGATTATATAAAATATTTTCCAATGTAGGATTACCATGTACATAGCATTCGGAGGAAACTACTTCGTCAAATAATTTAGAAAATTGTTCAATTTTATTTTTAATTCCGCTAAAAGTTTCGCCTTGGTGTACATATACATCTAAATTATAGAACTGCTCAAATTCAGTAAACTGTCTAGCATCATTTAATTTTTGTAAAACTTCTTCTTGAAAATAAAGTTTAAGACTACTGACATTTGGAGCATATCTGTGACTATGTAATCTATCAAATGCAAACCACAAAGATTTGTGCATTTTTTCTGTTTGATATCTTGTCAATGCATTTTCTTTAAACAATGTTTTAATATCTTTAGCATCGATGTATTCAATATCAAAATATGCACCATTTTCTGTAATCCCAGCATCATATACTTGCGGAACACAGCCTGGAACTAGAGTATTAAATCTTTGTAATTTTTTTAATTGACTGTACCAGCGTACATATCCATATTCTCTATCGGCACTAGTAGAGATAAGTTTTCTTACAAATTTCTTATCTCCATCTATGTGCAACGAAGTTGAATTAAGACTGCCGCCTTTTAACTTAATTATTTGCATATTAAAATTCTAATACCCACTCAGGTAAAGATCCGTTGTCAGTCTTATATCCCCATTTGTCGATGGCAATTCTAAATTCTTCACCGGACTTTTTATCTATAGCCTGTCGCATGGCTAAGGCTCCTGCAAGTGTTCCGTTGGGATGGCCATGTACTGCGCCGCCGCAATTAGCAAGGAAATCTGTACCAAACTTATCTGTTGTGGCAGTTACAATACCTGGGTGCATGCCGCAACTTAACGCTGGCAATACATTTCTCTTATGTAGTATTTCCATAGTATGTTTAAGTTCAGTTTCATCATCGCTAAGATAGCCGCCCCACATGCCTGCATGAATAGTATCAACACCACATAAGCCTGCAAGGTCACACAATACTGCCCAATCGATACCAAACGGGTTACGTTTGTCTGTAAGAATCTTATCACCGCTCTTCTGGTAATGAATAAACAAAGGTAAGTCTAATTTACGAATAGAATTGTAAACACCCAGTCCACTCCAGAAGTTGATGTGAATACCGTTGCCGCCATTGTTGGCTACAAACTTAGCACGTTCTAGAATAG